TACTTGCGCGGTCAATTGGACAAAGCCGTGTTGGGTTCTGGAACCAACGGTCTCATTCATAGAACTTGCAATGATTTCAATAATATGACATCTGCTAAATTTATCGACGATCTACAGAATATTATTACCGAGTATATGAAAGTCAGTGCGTATAGTGTGGGAATTAGCGATTTGATTGCGAATACCGAGACCAATAATAAAATCGCTCAAGTCATTACTTCTAAGAAGACTGATGTCAAGGGGCTCATCGATCAGATACATATTGGTGTATTCGAGAATAAGACGGGTAAAACAAATGACATCGAATTTGAAAATCAGGTTTCAAATATTCTTAACAAAGCTATTAATGATGCTGGTAAAATTGGAATTGAAAGTCTGAGCAAGGATAATCGGTTTGTAACGATGGTAAACGCCGGTTCTAAAGGTTCAGATATCAATATTTCACAAATGACGTCGTGCCTGGGTCAACAGGCAATTGATGGGAAACGTATTCCCTATGGTTTCGATAGCAGGACGCTGCCGCATTTTAACAAATACGATGACTCGCCAGATGCTCGTGGGTTTGTAGAGAGCTCGTTTATTAGTGGATTGCGACCGGAGGAGTTGTTCTTTCACGCTATGGCTGGTCGTATTGGTCTCATTGACACAGCGGTCAAGTCTGTTACGTGGGAGACGCCTATTGTTATAGTTGAAAATGATATTCCAAAATATGTTAAAATTGGTGAATGGATTGATGGTCATATGAAATTGAATGACAGAATTCAAAATATGACAGAAAAAAATATGGAGTATCTTGAACTAGACCATAGTGTTACCATTTCAACTATGGATTATAATGGAAATATGTCGTGGGGCAATATAACCGCGGTAACGCGCCACGACCCCGGAGATATGTTATATAAGATTACTACACACGGAGGAAGAAGTGTTATTGTAACAGAAAATAAATCATTGCTGGTTTGGAAACCAGAGTTGAACCAATTTCGCGAAGAGTATACTGAAAAAATTAATGTAGGTGATTTTGTTCCTGTTGCTAAAAATTGTCCCCAAAATAGCGTAAGCTTAAATGAGATTAGTATGGATAAATACTTGTTAAAAACTGACTATATATATGGGAGTGAAGTTAATAAGGCAGTTAATAGTATGAATATTGCTATGGATAATAGAAATAAAATTCCATCAAATTGGTGGAATGATAATAATAATAAAACATTTACACTTCCATTTGATAGTAAGGCTAAATTACAGCGCGCAACAGTGCGTTCTAATATAAACGATATTAAGATAAATTGCGTATATCCGTTTAGGGGAACTAGGCAAAAATGTAACATCCCAGATACATTTCAATTGAATTATGATAATGGTTTATTCATTGGATTATTTATAGCTGAAGGAAATATTAATAATAATTCTATATACATTACAAATTTAGATGATACAATTGTAGAGTTCGCAAAAGGCTGGTTTAATACGTTTAATATAGAATATTCAGAGACCACAAAAGTAAATAATATTGGTGGAACTACTAGAACAATACACGGAAATTCGTCAGTTATGTCAAGCTTTATTACAAAATTAGTAGGTTCTGGCTCTGAAAATAAACATATTCCCAATGAAGCATATATTTCAAATATAGAATTCGCAAAAGGTATTTTAAGTGGTTATATTTCAGGAGATGGGCATATTTCGAAAAATTCAATTGAGTCATCATCGGCATCGAAACGGTTGACCGAAGATATATCATTATTATGTTCCCGAATTGGTGTATATTCAAGAATATTTAAAACGCAAAATAAGAATAATAATATTGGAACTTTAAATATTAAGCCATCGTATAGACTATCCATTCGTTCTACTAATGGAAAAATATTTGGTGAACAAGTAACACTTCTTCATCCTGAAAAAAATAATAAAATGAAGTCAATTATTTGGAAAGATAAATTAGATAAAGTCGCTGTTCACAACGATGTAATATTGGATGAAATTATTTCAATTGAAAAAGTAGATCCGGCACTTCATCCCAAAATGTATGATTTGACTATTCCTAAAACATTGAACTTTGGTTTGGCGAATGGACTTCAAGTTCGTGATACGTCGACCACTGGATATATTCAGAGACGGTTAATCAAGGGTATGGAAGATTTGAAAGTAGGATATGATATGACGGTGAGAAATAATAAGGACCGTATTGTTCAATTCTCGTATGGCGACGATGGAATAGATACTGTAAAAGTAGAGAATCAGTCATTGCCTCTTGTTTCGATGTCATTGGAGGAAATATATGCTCATTATTACGTGTCAACTCAGGATGATAAAGACGGAATCTTGATGACAGTGTTTACGAAGACGGCAGCGTCGCGTATGAAAAAATATAGCAAGGAACAAGATACGAAGACGAAGGTCTATATTGATATGATGATAGAGAAACGCGATGAAATTATTCAGAATGTGTTTAAGATGAGGGATAATAAGAATATTCATTTACCGGTTTGTTTTACACATATTATTAATAATGTCCAGGGGATGCAGCACATTACCAAAAATTCGATGGTGGATATTACACCAATTGATGTATTTGATATGATAGAAGAGAACTACAAAATAATGGAGAATATTTATTATGCTCCACCGACAGATTTATTCAAGACAATGTATTACTTCTATTTGTCGCCGAAGGAGTTGCTAGTTGTGAAGAGGTTTAATAAAAAGGCGCTTACTGTATTATTAGAGACGATTACGCTTATGTATAAACGCGCCATTGTTGCACCTGGAGAAATGGTTGGAATGATAGCAGCGCAGAGTATTGGTGAACCTACTACGCAGCTGACTTTAAATACATTTCACTCGGCAGGTGTTGCGTCGAAGTCAAATGTTACGCGCGGTGTGCCGCGTATTGAGGAAATATTGTCACTCTCGGAAAACACGAAGAATCCGTCTTTGACTATTTATATGAAACGCGAAGAGGAGACGGATAAGGAAATTGTGCGCGATAAGATTCCAAATGTCGAGATTACGATTTTGAAAGAAATTGTTGAAAGCATTGAAATATGTTTTGACCCCGATGATATGAATACTTTAATCGAGCAAGACAAGGCTGTGATGTCGCAATATTTTGAATTCGAACAAATGGTAGATGAATGTATGGGTGTATCGCAATCAGACGGAGGAGCGATTGCAGGCGGTGCGTCAGATTCTAATGCTACTGTTAGTGCAACGAGTGGTGGTGAAAATGCTCCTCCTAGTGATAAATCAAAATGGGTTATTCGTATGACGCTTGACAAGGAATCGATGCTTGATAGGAAGATATCAATGGATGATGTTCACTTTGCTTTAAAGAATATGTATGACAAAGAGGTCACGTGTATGTATGCCGACTATAACGCCGACAACCTGGTGTTCCGCATACGGCTTAATAATGTTATCACAAATTCGAAGAAGAAGAATAATGCCTTGTCTCTTGATCAGTCAGACCAGATATATATTTTGAAAAATTTCCAAGACAATATGCTCAATAATGTTGTTTTGAGAGGTATTAAAGGTCTGTCGCGTGTATTGCTTCGGAAGATTACGGATTCGCTTGTTAAAGTAGATAGCACATATAGCAAGAAGGAGACGTGGGTTTTGGATACAACAGGGACTAATTTGTTGACCGCATTGTCGCTTGATTATATAGATGTGACTAGGACGATAAGCAATGATATTCAGGAGATTTATAATGTGCTTGGTATCGAAGCGGCGCGAGTTGCTATTTACAATGAGCTTTCGGAAGTTCTAGAGTTCGATAATACGTATATTAACTATCATCACTTGATTATGTTGGCGGATAGGATGACGGCTAGCGCGAATATGGTATCTATATTTAGGCACGGAATTAATAATGATGATATTGGACCAATTGCGAAGGCATCATTTGAAGAGACGCCGGAGATGTTCTTGAAAGCAGCGAGACACGCTGAGTTGGACGAGATGCGTGGTGTTTCTGCAAATGTGATGTGTGGTCAAGAGGGATATTTTGGAACAAGCAGTTTTAAGGTATTGCTTGATATGAATAAGATGATTAAATTCGCTGGTCAAGATGAGTATAATATTACAAATGCTGCCGATGAAATCGAGAAAGCATTTATGATGGAAAATCCAGATGATATATGCTCGATTAGCAATCTGTCAATGAATGTGACTGTTTCAAATATTAAGAAGGAGAACTTGGGCAATGTGATGGCGAACTATAATATTGGGTTTTAATTGTATACTGTGTGATGGTGTTATAGCCATACGGAATAAATATAATATGATTTTTCATATTATATTTTTCATATTATATTTTTCATATTATATTTTTATGATAACATAATACAAAATATACAAAATATACAAAATATATAATATATTATAGCATAATTAATTATTCATCGCTTATGATATCACTTGGTATAGGGGGAGTTGGAGGTGGAGGAGGAATAGAAGAAGTTGCTAGATCCACTGACGCCGAAGGAACTTCAACTACAGTAGGCTTCGATTTTTTACTTGATAATGCCTGTGCTTTCAGTTCTGATAATGTTAGTTTTGGTGCTGATGGTTGTGTGGGTGCTACCGATATTGAAGAAACTTTGCCAAGAGTGGACTTCCTATTTCTAATTGCCGATGCTTGTGGTTTCAATTCTACCAATGTTGATTTTACGACAGATGGTTGTGTCGGTTTTGGAGATGCTAATGATACAGCTTCTGAAATCGGAGAAAGAGCAAATAGATTTGGTTTTTTCTTTTTACTAGATTGCGCCGACAATTCAGCTAATGTTGGTTTGGATTTAGACAATGATTTAAGTTTCTGCCCCATCACTTTAGCACCTAAAATACGCGGTCTAGTGGATACAACTTGTCTTATTCCTTCATCTTCATTTATTCCAGGAAGATGTGGCGAATCTTCCATAACATTTGAACTGACTAAAGAAGAATCCTCTTCATAATTTCGTTTTTGTAATATTGTAGGAGGCACAAAATTTGTAACAAAATTCATTATATTTTTCTTAAACCCGGTCGTTGAAGATGCAACGCTATTTACAACTGCTTCCCCTTCACCTGATATTATACCCGCATCATCATTAAACGCGGCATCATCTCTTGCCGTTGAGTATGTATTCGACATTTCTTGAATTATTTTTGATTGATAAGATGGTTTTAACTCAGATATAGATAATAAATAGTTATTATCTCCCTTTCTTACAAGACTGTAAGTAGGGATAGTATTTTGTTTAATCGAAGGGACAATAATAAAGTAATATTTCTGCGAATCTTGTGGTTGTTGTGAATGCGCTTCTCCTGCTATTGCTCCTTGTCCGCTTGATTCTTCTTCTTCTTCTTTTTCTAAAACAGGCATATCTGCTTGATAGTATGTAGTTAATGTTGAATATACATATTTTGTTTCGAGTAATGGTTTCTTAGGATAATATAAAAGAATAATCGGAACTTTATAATAATTTGCTATAATCCATATATCAAGACGCGTAAGATAATAATTTTCTAAAAATGGAATAGCCTCTATGAAGTCGTCATCATTATGTGTCTTTATTTTCTTATAATATTCTTCAGAAATAGTTGTCATACCATAAAATTTCAATACTTCTACAATTTTCTCCTTTATTTCGTCGGAATTTTGCGATGTTTGGATACACATATTATAAAAATGTAAAATGATTAGCCTCAGAATGTTTACTGTCACTGTTTCTAATTTTTTGTTGCCTGTTCGAATACCTTCATTTTTCAATACAAACAGTATAACTTCAAAGGAACATAATGGCGCATTTGGATTAAATTTAAGTATATGATATTCTTTTTGCTCTGTGAAATACTTTTTAAATTCCGATGAAAGAGTTGCTATATCTGTAGTACAGGTTACTTGATCATCTACAGACGCGTCATATATGTTTTCATATAGTTCAGTTAATAATGGTTCAGCTGTGTCATATGTATTAAATTTCACATACTTATTTTCTACTTGGGGGTGTAAATTGTCAAAATATCCATCCATAAGCATAGATTGTGATAATATAATCTCGTCATTTCTTAAGTTATAATTTACATTAATAGGTGGGAATATTTTTTGCTCGAACATAAAGTTCCTTATTCTATTATATCTAATTATTTCATCTGATATTCTCGCAACATACATTATTCTATTACTTTTGTCCGGATATAATAGATTTCTATTTGGAATCACCAGCTTACATTTACCTTCCTGATCTGTTTCTTTGATACAATATTTTGTTTGTTGACAAGAATTCGTATCCTTGTTTGTAAGACAGCTTGTCGATATTTCGCTTATATTTTCCAAAGTTTCTTCATTATAATGTGTATCATCGAATAAAATATATCTTGATATTAATTTTATAATTTCTGCTTGGATAAATGCGAGTTTTATTAAATAAACTAGATCGGTTCGTCGTAAAATCGATAATACTGTTTCTTTTATTTTTATATTTTCGTATCTATTTATCAGAATACGCACTGTATTTCTAAAAACATTATAGAAATTATTTTCTAGATACATATATTTTACATATTTTTCTCTTAAAGGATCCTGTTTTAATCGTAGATTTATTTCAGTGTCAGCAATATTATAATCCCTTGTATTTAAAATAGGTATATTAAATATTCCATCTGTTCTTACACTTTCGTCTTCACCGATATATATAGATACAAATTGGTTTGTTTCAGTAACTACACCCACGATTTTTCCATCATCTATAACTTTAAATATTGGTCGCGATGGTATTTTAAGTGTGCCGTGAACATAGTTAAGAAATATAACTGTATTTTCATATGGTTGCCATAAAGAACTGTCATCAATATAATTTATTTCTGGTATGCTGTAATCAATCGGTGATGGCTCGCACATTATAATACCAGACAATGTTTCATCTTCCCCATCTTGTTGACGTATTAGTTCTATAAAAATACCAACTACTCTTCCGTCATAGTTCACAATCTGATTCAATATTTTATATCTCATTTTTAATGCACGGGTTTTTAATTCGGATAAGTTAATATTCCGTTCGAATTCATATAATTTCTGAAATCTACCAGATGCATTTATAGCGCCTCTTCTAGGAATGCTATTATTTGGTTTACATAATTTATTATATACATTCTTTATTGATTCTAATGCTTTCTTGAGAACGTGAGGTATAATAGTTTCATCGATTACTCTACCACTTTCCGTTGTTATTCTTTTTAAGGTTGTATTTTTTATGCTGAAAATACAATTAAAAACGCGCGGACGAGAACCGCGAACTTCATATATTGGCTCAAAACTTACTTTGCCTTTGATCTGTCTTTTCATTATTATTGCCGTTTTTTTATTAACGTCGAAAAAATTGTTGGAATAATGGTTCGATGGACATATAATTTCAACGTTATTTGTTATATCCCTATTTGCAATTTGTATTATTGCGAGATTTAATCCATCTTTGAATAAGTTGGGGTTAGGAGTACATATTATATCCCACATATATTCATAATCTATAAAAACAGTTTTGCTCTGAATATATTTTCTGAAATTTTCATAGGAGCATACAACCTTCTTAAAGAATACAAATTGAGCATCTTCGTCTGAGAACTTTTTAATAGATTTAAATATTTCTGAGTTTTTATATTCAAAATTTGGACTTTTTAGTGATTGTCTGAAAATCTCGTCGTCGACAACACAAGAGTTATGTCTATCTTTTCCTCTAGATGATACTGATAGAGAGCCTTTACGTGACGATGATTTTGAAGTATGTGTAGAAGACGATGAAGATGATGATGGCGATGGAACTGATGATGCTTTTTGCGATAAGGCAATGGCAGGCTTTTCCATATTTTGCGATTGTTCCGATGATAATGATGTGATCGGTGGTGGTGGTAGTGGTAGTGGCGGTGGTGGTCCTTCATCAAATGACTCATATTGCGGTGGCGGTGGTGGTCCTTCATCAAATGATTCATATTGCGGTGCCGGCCCTTCACTCATTGAAGAGTAGTCGGTCATTGGTGGTGGTGGTGGTGGTATTGAAGATTCTTCACCAGCACTAGCACCACTTGCGTCCGGAGCACCTTCTACTAAACCTGACATAAAATCGACATTTCCTTCTTCTTCTTCTTCTTCTTCTTTTGGGCTTCCACCACCACCATGAACATATGCACCTTGACCAACATATTCCTCTTCCTCTTCCTCTTCCTTTTCCTCTTCATCATGTTCATCTTCATCACGATTTCTACTTTCACCTTCAAATATATTCGCTTCCCCTAAACTATCTGCATCACTTATAAGATCGCTTATACTTATATTATCTTCGTCCCCTTCTTCCTCGTTTATAATTTCCTCGACATTAAACGCGTTTATAAGTGTTCCATTTTGATATGTCATAAATAAATCGATATTTATGGCGGCTAATATTTTTTCTTTCATTTGTTCGATTGTTATACTTTCTTCTCTACCAGTAATCATAAAAACATATCTAGCATATATGTCAGCAATCGCACCCAGAAAACTTTGATTCTCACTATAGTATTTCCAAGATTTATGTGTATATTTTTTCTCTCCGAGTTGGACACCTTTTTGTAGCAGACAAGATACATTCGGTTTTATTTCTGTGCTTCTGTCGTTTACTGTGCAAATTTTGTAATCTTGAAGAAAAAATGCTTGTAATGCTGGTAATAAATATCCATAGGTTCCAGGTTCGAGTGGTGTATTTCTTTCAGGTCCTAGAATATTGAATTCTTTTTTAGACACTTTTAATGATGATAGTTCCATTGCTGATGCTGATGCTGATGCTGATGCTGATGCTGATGCTGATGATTCGCTTGATAATCTGCTTTTTTCTGATTCCAATCTTTGTAAATGTGGTGGTATATTTTCGGTATCTTCGCCTATATCTTCACCTACATCTACGTCAGTTTTTTTCAATGATTTTTTCGCAAGTTCTCTTTGACGCAATGCCTGTATAGACATGTTTACTTGAGGTTGTGATTGGGAGGGTTGCTCATGTGCTTCTTTTGCTTGTTCACCTTCTTCTACAAAATCATCCATATCTTTAACTGGTTGCTGCTTTTTGAGTAAATCAAGACTTGTTGATGGTTTACGAACTCTTCGTAGAGGAGGCGCTTGAAATGCCTTTTCTTTTCCTTCACATTCGAAATTTTTATGGTATGGGTTTTTTTCACTTATAGGCTTTATATCGGGGCATCCACATTCTTGACGCGATTTGTTTTGTTTTGCTCGAAAAAAACTGTCGGTGTCAAAACAACAAGGAATGCAATATTTACCTCCTATATTTTTTTTACTGTATCCAAACCCTGGTGACTGGTCTTTATTGAACTCGAATATATATTTTCCTTTTGGAATTACTTTGGGTTTTTTACCATCTGCATCGACATTTGGAATCATAACATCTCCTTCTTCGCGTATTATATTGTCAACCTGTTCTTGTGTTAAGCTTACATTTCTTCTCATATCCCAGTATCGAGGGCATATATACCAGAATTTTTTACTTTCGGATGAACCATATTTCATTGCTCGATCATATGATCCGCTATGGTATTCATCCAAATATTCCTTTTCCTTATCTGTTAAAATGACAGGTTGTCTCTTGTCCGTTGAAGGACAAGCTACAGAATAAAAACTACCGATTCCTTTATCATCCTTAGAATATAAAACATCATCATATGCTTCTAGTCTTGGGAGAAATGGGTTAACAGTTTGACCAGTAACATCGTGTTCAATAACACCTCTGCGTCCGCTTTCAGCTATTGCGCTTGTAACAGCGCTTTTGCTTTTTTGCTTTGCGGTTATAGACGGTGTTGATACTGCTGCTGCTGCTGATACTGCTGCCGATCCAGGCAATGATGTAATAGATATACCTGGCAATTTTGATTTCGGCTTGGGTAATGGTTTCGGTTGAGGTGTAGGTTGAGATGAATCTGATGAAGATGAAAATTTAGCTATATCTATGGAATGCCCTTCATCATCCGAACCAGCACCTCCTATAGCTACATTACCTTCGCTACTTCCGCTGCTTCCATCGCTATTCATAAACATTAAATCCTCAATATCCTCACCTTCACTTTTGCCTTCTTCGCTTTTGCCTTCTTCGCCTTCGCTGTCCTGAAATTGTAAATCTTCTATAGATTGACCCGAATCACCTGACTCATCCGACTTCTTTGCTTCGCTTTCGCCTTCTTCGCTTTCGCCTTCTTCGCTTTTGCCTTCTTCGCCTTCGCTGTCCTGAAATTGTAAATCTTCTATAGATTGACCTGAATCATCTGATTCTACTGGTTCATCCTCTTTTTTAGAAGCCTGCTCCTGTTCTGGTTCCTGTTCTGGTTCCTGTTCTGGTTCCTCTTCTTCTGCTGGTGATTCTACCTCGGCCTCTTTTACTACTGATTTTGGGCTTGGTATTTCTTCGCCCTCTTCACCTTCCCCTTCGCTTTCTTCATCAAACATATCACCAAATAAAAGATCTTCAACAGCAGCATCTCCTTTATTTGCAATTTCTTCTAATTTATCCTGATTTTCGAAATCAAATGTTATAGCACCTTCATCCGGTTCGGCAAACATTGTGTTATCTGTAAAAACTACATTATCCCCTTTGGCAACTACTTCTTTTATTTCTTTTACTTCAGGTTTTCCTTTAGAAGATGCTTGTTTTTTACATAATTCTGAAATACGCTCTATTGGAACACTTGTAGTCGGTTTAGAATCACTATAACTCAATAATCGTATTAATGAATCGCACATTATGTCAACATGATCTAAATAATATATGTTGTCTATATTGTCAACCTCGATTCGAAAATTTCCTGCATTCAGAGATTTCTTCCTTATATCGTCGCTACCTTGCGTAATCGTGGTTAGAAATCCAGGATGAACATTGATTTTTATTCTTGATTTTTTGTTTATTTCTGAAAGCTGTAATCCATCTAAAAATTCCGCAACTATTCTTACAGCATCTTCGTATGAAATTTTGTAATTTTCCATCAATCCTTGGACAACATCAGCTTGATAATTCGACTTCGAAAATTGCTCCATTATGTATGCATCACGTCCCTCGATTTCATTGTAATTGGATACACGTTTATAACGCATAATTACGCGCTTATTATCTTTGTAGTTGATGACATTAAAAATACTTGATATACACGACATTTTATCGGCGATATTCAATGTAAACCCCCCTCTGAATTCAATGTTTGCCCTGTATTTTATTTCTCGTATAACAACATTTGTGGAATATAAATCCTCAAAATTATTTATATGGTAACCATTTTGACTTAGGAAAATTTCTACTTCATTAATGATTGGATTTATATTTTTGTCGATTATATTAGATACTTGTTCATCGTCTAATGCGAATTCTGATTCAAATGATACAAATATACTACCATATGCATCAAATTCGCACTTTATGTATATATTATATTCTTTTAATGTAACACCTTTATCTTTTAAATCATAACGACAAAGCACTAATATTAGTAATCTTCTCTCTGATTGTGTCTCTTTAATTATCTTATTTATTTCAGTGCTTCTAAGATAAGGTATACGCCTTCCATCAGTTGAAATTTTGTTCGCAAAAAGCCTATACATCTTCTGGTCCTTTTTACCGCGTGTTAATTTTAGGAGTGGCTTGTCTACAGTTGTATGAATCGTCTTGAATAACATATCAACAGGAACATTTATAGGAGAATCCGGTTTAATTTCTAGCTCTATATAGGATATACCCTTTTGAACATAATTTAATGTATTGTTATTGATCTGACGCGGACTTTCGCTAGGATCCACGCGTGTTTTTCTTTGATAGAATATATCGTAGAACAGATCGACATTTTTTACAAGGTCTTGATATGCTTTATCGGTTGTTAATTGTCTAGTTGATTCGAGTAGTTCTTGGCGATTCGCATCTAAATCGGTAATAGTTGTGTATTGTTTTTGTGCCAAATAGGGGTAATATATTTGAACAACGGTCTCTGATAAAATTGGTGTCGACCCTGCGCCTTGTTGTTCATTGATTGACTCTATATGTCTTAAAACATCTTCAGCAAGACATAAGAATATTGTTTCGCATATAATAGGCTCATAGTCAATAATAAGTTTTTTATTTGTAGTTGATATAGTGTATTGTTGATGCGACGCTTGCTTTAAGAAATCGAATTCATCAGAGTCGCTTATTTTTATATTGAATGGATTTGTGGTAAAAACATAATCCACACGATTAAACGCGACTCTTTGCCCCACGGGTATATCTTCGATTATGGGCAATATATTTATTTCAGAGAACGAACCTTCGTGATCGCTGCTATCGCTGCTATCGCTTTCACTGCCTTCTTCGGGAGATTCATATTTAATCTTAAAAAATAAATCATAAATATCGTCATACGTGTATAAATCTTTTAATTTATCTCTATCTGTTCTAAGCAGTAATTCGCATTCTTCTTTTAAATTTCGTCTATGAGAATTTGTTAAAAAATCTATTAGTGATTTTTTTGTTACTGTTGATGTATCATTATTCGACAATTTATTATATAATTGTAATGGCGTATACCTGACGCCCTTTTTTGAAAATAAATACATTTCATCGAATGAAAATTCCTTTTCTATTTTTATATTATTTATTATTTTTTTCTTCATTGTCTCTATTGTGTCATCTCCATAAATGCGTTCAAATGAAAATGATACTTCTATTTCATATGTTTTAATATTATGTATTTCTAATGGACTAAATAAATCTTTGAAAATAATAGAGATTTCAGTCTCTGCTTCAGCTCCCGAACCTTGGATAAACTCACTGAACTTTTGTTTTAAATCTTCTTCTGACATACCCCATCCATTTTTTGTATATGGGTTTATGTTACCGTAAAATACGACGATTTTATCGGGGATTTGATTTTCATCTATGCGTTTATTACTTATATAGTTTAATTTGTATATATTATTTTTTAATGTATCTGTATCTCCCATCGATATTATATATATATTAGATAATATGTTTATTAGATATTATGTTATTATAATATATATCAACTTAATACAAAATTATATTGTTTCACTATACTAATTATCATACGCGATGGATAAAGAAGATGACGATAATGTTTTAAAGGTTAAGCTTATTGTAGCTGTATGTAAGGGGGGTGGAATTGGTATAAATAATAAACTTCCGTGGAAGATATCGGATGATCTTAAATATTTTTCAGCACTTACATCAGGTGATTATGGAAAATATATGAAGGATACTAAGAGATATATAAGCACTGGTAAAACGTCGGCTAAAATATGTAAAGATGATCTAAATATTAAAAAAAATGTTATTATAATGGGTAAAAATACTTGGTTATCTTTACCGAATTATCCCAAACCACTCCGTTATAGAGATAGCATTGTGTTATCGAGAACGATTCCTGAAAGTAAAGAGGTGCGCAAGAGTATACATTATTCTGATTACGACGATGGTTCTGATATAAACATACATATATCATCAATCTCCCGTGCAATACGTTTTTGCTCCTATAGATGCTGTGATCAGGAGATGGAATCATCGGATGAGGGAGATTTTTATAGATATAGATATGAAAAATACGATGAACGCAATGAACGGGAGAATATGTTTAATTCGGGTCATAAAATATATAATGATATATGGATAATAGGTGGCTCGACGGTTTATGAAAATATTATGAATATGAATATGAATAATGATAAAACTAATGATATTGATAAAACTAATGATATTGATAAAACTAATGATATTGATAAAAATATAATAATAGATGAATTTTATATTACATATATTGAGAAGGAATATAAGTGTGATACATTTTTTCCATTAATAGAAAATATGAATCTATATTATATCGCATCTATTGATGCAAAAGTATGTAAATGTGAAGACGACGATGGTATAAGCGATGTAAATGTTTACTACCTAGTATTTAAAAGGATAGGTAAAACCGGATTAGGGGATGATATTTTCAAAATAAAGCCGTTGCCAGCTACAATTGAAAACATAGAATTACTTAAAAAATTAAAAATAGGCATCTGGCGAACAACCTGAGCAGTGTCTTTCTTCCATTTCCTTTTTACATATAGGATAACCTTTTTCTGTGTATGGCGCATAAACGGATTTTAATTCTGGGTGCTTGTCAAGTATATCTGGGACACATTTCCAGGGACATTTTATATATTTTTTACTTGAAAAATCCATACTTGCATTTTGCTTACATCTACTGTTATCAACATCAACTGAAGAGGTAGGGCTAACGCAACCTAAAAGACACTTTTTCCCAAACATACTTTTAAAAGTCGGCATATTGGATGTATCATAATTGTAATCAAATGGACTACTGTTACTGGCGTTTCCTGTATACATAATGTTATCTTCGTTTATGTCACCAGTGTTTTCGGCATCAGCGCCAGCTACATAGCTTGAATTATTATCGAAACCTTCTAATACAAGGGAACTATTGTATACAGGGATAATAATATTATAAAACGCAAAAATAAAAACACATATTAAAATAATAGTTATGAATATTGTATTATTTAATATCTTCATAATTGCTATATATGTATATATTTTAATAAATTTATCTATATATAATTATCTATATATTTGTCTATATATTTGCCAATATATTTGCCAATATATTTGCCAATATTTGCAAACATATTCTCACAATATAATATTTATTTTTTATAAAGAGGACTTTCATCGATTAATATTCCGCAATATTGTATAGGGTTCTTAGCATAATCTACGGCGGTATAAATATGCGCTCTTACAGCATTTTCTAATAAAAATTTAAAATTGCTCCAGAATTCCTCTTTGTGACCAATCGAAACGGTCATTGTATGCGCCAACTCGTGTATTGCTACAAAAGTTAGCGTATTTTTGTCAATTAATTTCTCATCTGTCTTTGTTTTTGTTAAACAGAAAGCAATCTTTTCACCCTTGTTTTCGCTATAAGCAGTATGCTCATCTTCAGGATCATTTTCAATTATTTTTTTGGGATTAAAATTCTTTACTAATCGTTGAACATTTTCATAGGTTGGATAGTTTCTCTGCATATAGTCTACAAGTTTTTTCATATTTTGTGTAACAGTTGCTAATAAGTCTGCAGCCATTTCTTGCTTAAGACGTTGACGAACGCAATACTTATTTCCATCTACACAGGATGTTATACAGTTCAGATTTGCTAAATCAGAGTCAAAATAATATTTAACAATTACTATAATAATCAGTATAGATAGTATATATCCATATATATTTACATCCATAGTATATTATGGTAAGATAAGGTGTGTATATACTATATAAATATAAATAATAAGTTAACTTAAGTTATATATATCTAACAAATTAACTTATTATTTTAGATTTTTTATTTTGGTTTCCTTTATTATGTTTCTTTATTGCATTCCTATGTTGTGTTCCTTTATTAGGGTTATGTTTGTTTATTCTCCTAAATGTTTACTGAACTTACTGAGGGCCGCAACCGATTTCGAGGGGCATACGGAAAGGATCAGGCTCAATAGTAGTATTAGACCACGGGCTAACAATAATCTGAGGGTTAGGAGGCTCAGAGCGGAGCTGCTGGTTAGCATTTCTAAGAGTGCTACCGATAGTATCGACACCAATCAAATATCCAGAGTTAAGAAAGTTTACACCCAAGAAATCTCCATTACCCTGAGGCTTCAGACCCCAACTACTATTATTGTCGCTTGGGAGAAGATCTGAGGGAGAATTGGTATTCTGACTGGAACAGTTAGAGGGGAGGCCGGCTAAGTTGTTATCACTTGAATTTACAGGGGCATAGTCTACATAAAATGTCCCATCGTTTGCACCGGATGGCTGTTTACCATTGCCAGATTGAGCGGAGCTGCTAGCGCCGCGTCTATTTTTAGGAGCCATATTTTCAGGGGAAAAATTCTTGTTTGAGGAATAGTTATACAACACGTAAATAAGAATAATTCCTCCTAAAAGTAAAAGAACGTGATGTGCCTTAAAAGTTTTCTGTAATTCTCGAAGCATCGTTATATAAAATAAATGATAAAATATTTTTATAATTTTAATATTAATTAACAATTAACAAATTACAAAATATAAATAACAAATAACTGCCTTAAGTAATTAAATAAAAATAAATAAAAATATAAAATATTATAAATATACTTTAAATTTTATAGATATATTATTCTATTTTATTCTAATTTTATTCGAGTGTTCTTCTAGTGTTATTATAGTATTATTGTAGTATTCTTATAGTATTATTGTAGTATTCTTATAGTATTCTTATAGTATTCTTATAGTGTTATTATAGTTTTCGATTTAATCATCTGAATTTTCTGAATCTTCGGTGTTTTCAGAGTTTTCAGATTCGGATGAATTACTAAAATCGGAATCAGAATCATCAAGCATATACGTTTTTTTTATTTTTTTTACTTCTAAATAAGCATCGAATGCCAATTTTCTTGCTGTGCGTGCCTTCTCTTTTGCTACACGATATAGTTCATAATAAATATCATTTGCTGGTTTTATTTTAACACTTTCATTGGTTTTTATATCTAAATCAGCATCTGTTAGTTCCATTATATCTGTAATTTCTGGTAGTTTATGTATATTGATCTTGTTCTGGTTATGGCTTTCTTTATCGTTATCTTTATCTTTATCTTTATCTTTATCTTTATCTTTATCTTTATCTTTCTCTAAAGTTCCTTGTTTTTTTTCATCCTTAGGTGGTTGCGATTCATTTACTATTAGTCCATTTGTTCCATTTATTTCATTTATTTCATTTTCACTTTTCATATATACTTCTGCGTCTGTATCGTTATATTTATCCTTGGCTTTATCTACATCTAAACTTTTTGTAGCAATTGATACTATAATCGGTGTTGCTGGAACAGGTTTCGCGTTACTTGATAATTCAGCATTTGTATCATTTAATATTGATGTTATTGTATTAATACTAGCGTTTATTGGTTCTTCTATTACGCTTACATTTTGTGACACCATTGAAGGTGTAAATATAGAAGATGATATTGTATTACTTTGTATACCGGTTGGTTGGTTTCTTTTAATGACACATTCTTGAAATACAGGTTTATCAGATAAAATAAGAACTTGTCGCATTAATATTTCAAATTGAAAACTTTTGGATGTGAACTTAATACCCTGTATTTCTAATACTGTTATCAAGTCTTGCTCTTGTTTAATATCTTCTAATGTCAATTGTTTTTCATTTTCGTCAAATACAAAACAAGATGGCATTTTAAGCATATTTTTCGATGAAGCAATATTGGCACGCAATAAATAATTTTTACCTGATTTAAATGAACGCAGAGCTGATGTAAAAGCATTTTCAATATCACTTTCGTCAATATTATTTGTAAACCAAGAATTCCTTTTTGAATATATTCTTTCAATACACACCTTTTCTAAATTTTCGATAAATCCGATAAATTCCGAGTGCTCATTTGAGAACATAAGGTCTATGTATGATTTTTTACCTGATGTAACCGTTATTCCTTGTTTAGAAATACATTTAGGTGTTTGTATATATAACATACTGTTATCAACATTTAACTTTGTAAAAAATGAACCTCCGTGTAATAATTCGGGATCAGTTAGAACTATCTTGCTAAAGTCGTAGTTATCATATGTTGTACATATATTTGCTGATGAATTGTATTCCATTTAATCCATAAAGAGAAAATATAGACAAAAATAACACGCAAAAAATAACACGCAAAAAATTAACAATAATAATATTTTTATAAAATAATATATTCTACAAAAATGAAAGAGATGAAAGAAAAAATATCAGAGTATTGTTTAGAATTTATTAAGAAGGATGAAGTAAAAAATGAACTAAAAAATTTGTTTAAACCAATCGTTAGTCTGATTTTAGAAGAAATATATCCATATATTTATTTGTCACTATTACTCGTCGTGATTAGTTTCTTCTTAGTTTTAGGCATATTTTTTATGTTAGTAAAAAGCAAAAGTGTATAATTAGATATATTTTGGTATATTCATTTGGAGATTTTTATTTTTTCTAATTAGATAATATAATACTAAAAATGGCAAGAAAAAGTCACAATAAAAGACATAAGGGTCGCGGGCGCGGACGCCGCGGAGGTGCTTTGGCTCCTTTACAATCCGGTGCTTATCCCGATGTTGAAATGAGTGGTTCCAACTGGAATAATTCTGGATATAAACCATTTATACAACATGTTACTGGTGGTAGTTCAGGGGCGGCAGCTTCAGCTGCTATGAACAGATATGCGATGGAAGGTGCTGGTCAGTCAGGTAGTCAAAGCGGTGGTAGTTATAGACGTAGACGTAAAAGTAAAATAGGGACGCGCCGTCGTCGTGGTGGTGCAGTTATACCTCCTGCTGCTGCTCCTGCTCCTGTGATGAAAGCAGGATCA